AGCGTTCAACAACTGGTTGACACCTGAAAAGTAGGTGTTGCCCTTCCAAATTGCGTTCTCCAAAGCCTCTGCGATACGGAGAGCCTTCTGCTCGGAGAAAGCCTGCTCGAAAGGAACACCGTCGTAGGTAGAGCCAGCGGTCAACTGGGTCTGCATCCAGTATTGTTCCAAGGAACGTGGGCAAAGGGTTTCCTGCACCTTCATGCGTCCAACGGTGATATTCCGCTGGGTGAAGGCAGTCGTTCCTGAAGTTGTGTAACCGCAAGAATCACCGCTTTGAATCAAAGCATCGGTGTCCATGAGGTTGAGGGCAGCAGCGAACTTGATGCCCACCTGCTTGGTGAACAGGGCTGCTGAACGGGCCGAGAACACGGCCTTGGTGATGAGCGGTAACCGCTCTTGGTCGGTGTAGGAGGTTAATCCTGCGAAAGTAAATGCCATGGTTAGTGGGGGTTTAGGGGGTTAGTTTTTGGATTTGAGTGATTGGAGTGCTTGTGCGAGAGCGTTGAAGTTCTGCGAGGCTTGAGCCTTGCGTTGCTCAACGATTGCGGAACCGCTGGCTTTGGGGGCTTCGGCTGGGAGTTCGGAAACCTTCTCGACGATGTCGGCCATGGTTTCAACCTGCGATGCGAATGCGGACATTTTCTCCTTCATCTTTCCCATTTCAGCGTATGCTGCTTTGAGTTCTTCCATGATGGCTCCGAGGTGCTTGGCGACGATGGCCTCGACAACTTCGGGGGTCATGGCAGGATAAGCCTCCTTGATTTCCTCGGTTACCTCAACGGCTACTTCGGGAGTGATTTCAGCAGCAACGGGCAAGGCTTCGATTTCGGGGGTTGCTACTTCGGCAGCGATGACCTCGACGATTTTGCCTCCTTCGGTCTTGATCGTGCCAACGCCCTCAACGACGTGCTCGCCATCGGGTGCAGGAAGTGTGCCGTCCTCGGCTACAACGTAAACGGCAGTCCCGGCAACGAGGTCCCCGTCAACACGGACAACCGTGCCATCGGTCAACTTGTAGTCAGCGAAGGACTGCTTTTGGGTGCTGAATTTACGAAGTTCACTTCGCAGGGATTCGATTGCATTTTTCAGATTCATAGTTAGTGGGATTTGTAGGTGGGGGTTAATTGTTGCAAAAAAGCGGTTAATTCGTCAGCGAGGCCAGCGAGTGCGACCTCCAGTTCGGATTCGGTCTTGTCCATTCCAAAAAGCCCCTCAACGGAGAAACCCCGGAACAGGTTGCGGTTGTCCCACACCTCGTCGTTCTCAACTTTAAAGGAACCGAACCAAGAGCCGTCGGGGGTGTCCTCGTAGCCCTTGGGAGGCATGATGCCACGCTCGGAGTCGGTGATGTAGGACTCGAACATGAACACGCCATCCAGTTCGGCATTGTGGTAAGCATTGACGTTGTGCTGGTTGCCTTGCTTGAAGTACTTCTGCACGATTTTGCGGATGGTGGCTTTGTCGAATACGACGTAGTATTCCCCGTAGGTTTCGTCCTTGCGAAAGATGGGAGTGTCTGCAAGCATTAGCGGCCCGGTCAGCACTCTCCGTTCGCCTGTTTCGGAGAAGCGTTGTGGTGTCTTTGCGAAGGCTTGGAATGGCCGTTCAATCGCTGGCATATCGGTCAGGGCCACGAATTGGACCCCTTCATCCACCTCGTCCACGGTCATCCTGTAAATGGGTAGTTCCATGCAGGTAAATGTCCTATGCCCCCAAAGTTGCAAATTCCTCCAACCTCCGAACCCTGCGAGTGCTTTGGGTGATGTCCCTCTCGACCACATAGGCTCGCATTGGCGATGAGCCTTGACCTTGGCCTTGCCCGAATCCCGACAGGTCGGTAACGTTCGGGTTTGCGAAGATTGACGGGGCTGCTGCTGCACCCGGTGCGCCACCACCTGTTGCTCCTGCTGGAACGCCTCCGCTATCCCCTCCGCCTGTAATGGCTTTGGCTCCTTGGATGCCAGCAGCGGTAATCGCTGCGATGCGTAGCCCTGCACGAATCTTTGAAAGCGTGTTGTAGGCCTTGAGTTGTGCGACCCCTGCTGCTCCTGCGGTTATAGCATTAGCAGGGTTGGCTGCTGCCATGACCGCATTCGCTGCCATCTCTTTTTGCAGGTTGACGATGACATTGGCAATAGCAAGGCCTTTCTCCAAGGCTAAGGCTGCAAGAGCAAGACCCTTGCTTTCGTTTCCAAAGGACTGCAAGATGCTTTGAACGGATTGCAATGAGTCAATCGTTACCTGTTGTTTGAAGTCGGCCAAGGATTGCTCGTTGGCCTTCATGTCCTCGTTAAACTTCTTTCGACGCTCCATCTCGGTCTGCACCGCTTGGGCGTTCAAAGCGTCTTGCCGGGCGTTCTGGTCAGCGGTAATCTGCACCAAAGCGTCAGCCGTTGTCTTGGCTTGCAGTACTTCGGTTTCAGCCATGATAGCCCTTGACCGAGCCTGCTCTTCCATCATTAACCTGCGAGCCTCTGCGGTCTTCCTGTCATCTTCTTCACGCTTCCTGTTGGCTTGAATCTGCGCTTCGGTATGGGCTTCGTATGCATCCCGGTAATTGGAGAGGGCTGCTTCTTCACGCATCAAAGCATCCTCCCTCGCCTTCGCTGCGATGGCTGGGTCGGGTAAGTTTAGGAACCTGCGGACCGCTGCGGTGAGTTCATCCCACTTGGCGACCAAAAGCCCTACGGCTGCGATGGCTGCACCGATACCCGTAGCAAGCAAAGCGATTCTAAACGCCTTCATTGCCCCGGTACTTGCCCCGACTGCGGTTGCGTAGAGGGCCTGCGCTGCTGCTTGGCCTTGGGTGATTAGGATGCTATCCTTGTTAAGCAGGTTGGCTACCTGCTGCACTCCAGTCGCAAGAGCCATGGCCCCTTGGACCTTGAGCAACGATTTCTGCAAGTCCTCGTTCTCGGAGCCGAACAATGCTGCTGCACCTTGGGCGATTTGGAACCCTGCCGTTATCCCCTGCACCGCTGAAACAACGGTGTCAATCCTTACGGTGTCGCTTGCAAGGGTCTTGATTCGCTGGCTTGTGTCCCCGATTTGGTCTTTGAGTTTCCCCGCCTCCTGCTCCATCTCCTTAAACGCCTTCGTGCCTTCTTGCCCGGCCAAGGACATATCAATGAGCGTCTTTTGGAGTTCACGCAGACGCTGCTTCGCACTCGTCGTGCCTTGTGCGGTCGAGTCCTTGATTCCTACTTCGAGGACGATTTCTTTAGTTACTGCCATAGTGTTTATTTATCCTGCCATGATGGTATTCCTCCCGCAACCTCCAAGACCTGACCCTCCGTACCGATGCCCAAGTTGACCCAATCGGCTCCGTCCCAATACTTGATGTCGCCTGCTGCATCGCCCGGAGTAAACCCTGCACCTGCTGGACCGGGGTCGCCCTGCGCACCTGTTGCACCCGTTTCACCCGGAGGACCCGCAACCGCTGGGAGTTCCTTGACCGATGGAATCGGGGGAACTTCGTTCGGGTAATCCGAGTCCGTTGCCGGAACAGGTCCGTCGTAGGGTAGGTAACCAATTTGCTTGAACACGAACTCGGTTAGGTTGAGAATCCTGCGAAGGGTTACCCGGCAAGGCTTCTGCTGACCTATCTCGTAGTCCCGAATCTCAAGCAGCCTCCAACGGACCCCTCCGTAGTAGATAGGGGTTCGGAAGTCGAGTTGGCTGATGTCCACCGCATTGAGCATAATGGACAACTCCAACTGCATCGCTTCACGGCTGACCGTTTCTTGAATAAAATTCCACCAATAGATGTTGAAGAGGTTGTTGTTCGTGTATAGGTAAGGGTCGCTATTTGCGGCGACATTCACCGCATAGTACAACTGCTTGGGGATTCCAAAAGCAAGGTCGAAATTTGCGTCGTAGGGGTTGTCAAGGTGGCTGACGAATGGAAGGCTCAACAACGATTCTGCGAGTGCTACCGAACCGCTGACCGCGTATTGGTAGGCCCACGTCGTCGGGGCTTCGATAAGGTTGTACTGGGCTATCCTGTACCCGTTTTGAAGGGTCTTGACGGTTCCCGATAGGGCAGAGCCATCCAAGTCCCAAGTCCTTCCAACGACCTTATCCGTCGTGAAGTTTGCAGGGATTAGAGTGCTGCAAGCGAGTTCGACGACGTTCTCACCTTTGCCGTAGAAGTTGTCGGTGGTGAAGATTCGCCCTCCGTAGCCTTCCTTGGCAAGCGGGTAGTTCGACTTGTCCAACTTGGACAAATAATCCCCGGCATCCTTGTACTTGAACACGATGGTCTTGTATTGGTTCGGGTCCCCGTTCGTGATGTTCTGCTCTGCGTTCTCATCCGATTTCTGCGACCAGTCCACGACCCCCGATGAATAGAAGTCCACCCAAGGCTCCACGATGAGGTTCTTCGGGTCGGAAGGGTCCGGCATGAAGTAGAGATTGAACATCTTTTGCAGATCTTGCAGGAGGTCCGATTGCTTGACATCAGCAGGCAGGGCGGTAGCCATGTCAATCGTTCCGATACTTACGGGGTTCTCCAAGCATTCCCAAAGGACCGTTGCACCCGAAAGAATAGTGCCAGCACCTCCAAGAGCAGGGGCCGTGAACGCAAAGCCGATGTTTGCGGTTGTGTTTTCGGGTATAAGTACGTCAGGAAAGATTACCTGCATTTGCTCATTATTCCGTACCGTTATGCCCGTTATTAATGCGTTATCGGTAGAATTAGTCAAGTTTCGGATGCTCATATTTGCCCTAACCGTTGGAACGGTTGCCGAAATTGTTTCAACAGTAAAGTCAACCGTTACCCTCCATCTTGTTGGAACGAATGGAGCGACGAAGGTGCTGGACGATGCAACCCAATATCCGGGGCGGTCGTAGTAGGTCCCAGTTTCGTCCGGGAACCGCATCGTGAGGTTTTGGTTAAGAGACCCACTTACGCTGCCTGTACTCGCTGCAAAAATGTTTGACCCCGACAGGTTGACCGATAACTGCCCGGCAGCATATGGAATGACCAACTTGCCGAACCGCTCGGAATTAAAGAACTCCGAGGTGTACCGATACCCTGCCTGTGCGAAGATGAGGTCCACCATCTTTTTGACATAGATGCTCGGTGTCATCTTGTAGAACGGAACCGCAAACCACCCCTGCGTAACTACGTCCGTGTAGCCGTAGGAATCCACCAAGCCGTAAACGTAACCGCTCGCACCCGATGCGGTCCAAGTCGCAGAAACATGGGCCGAGGTCAGCGTGTGGTTCATTCCGCTGACCCCAACGGTTGTCGCAAGGAGGTTGCCCTCAATGGACTTGAACAGGCTCACATCGTCCGAGAACAGGCCCACTTCGTAGGTTACCTCGCCCCGGATTTTGGACATGGAAATCAGTTGCAGGACTCCGCTGAACACTTGGACCCCATCCTCCCACATCGCAGCACGAATCTTCTTGTTGGGTTGAAAGCCACCCACGAATGATTGGATGTTGTAAGCATGACCAAAGCAGTCCCTGTTGGTCGTCGTATTAGGCAACGTGATGGTCTTGGAAAATGACCCCCTCCGCTTGGTGATGTCGGCAATGTCCTCCACCGAAAACGTGAGGGCGATGTCGATTTCGCCCATGGTGTCCAACACATAAGCCAGTTCGGGTTGGTCGTAAAGGGTCGCAAAGGTCGAGAACAGGCAGCCGTAGCAAGCGTCCTCACGGCTTGTAGCACCATCGGCATCGGCTCGGTCGTTAAACGCATTCCAAGCCTGCAAGTCGGTGGTGTAGTCAGCAGTCGGGTAAGCGATGAGGGTTACGCTCATAGGATGTTGTTCTTGTAAGCAACTGCAACCTCGACCTGCAACTGCGTGAGGCGGTCGTTCCTGCGAGTTGTGAATTGATAGGTATTGGCGTTGACGATGGCTTCAACGAGTTGCCCATCCAGTTCAAGCCATACCTGCCCGGAACGGACCATCTCAATCAGCCAAGCGGATTCTGCATCCGTGAGCCAGTCCGAGTTGAGTGCGTAAACGTAGTCGAACTCTCCTGACCACACTTTGTCGTAGGTGGTGTTTGCGTAAACGTCCGAGTTGTAGCCGAAAGTCTGCCGGGTAATGTTGGCCCTCTTGCGGTTCTTGAGGGTAAAGGTGTAGGAGTCAATGCCTCCGTACTTGTTTTGGAAGTGAACTGGGATGGAGTTGAATCGCTCGCAGGGGCCGAACGTGAAGGTCGTGATGACTGACCCCGAACCCTGATTCGCCAAGAACTGCACCGTGTAGGAATCCCCCTCCACCGCTCCGCTTAGTGCTGCGATGGTTCCCGATAGTTGAGCAGGTCCGCATCCGAAGCGTTGGATATTGAAATCCGTTGTACCTGAAAGGCTTGGGCTGACTGCTATGTCGTAATTATTTCCCTTATATGCGACACGGCCCGAAACGAGGTAGGTGTCATTGGCAGACACCGTGCTGAACTTGGTGGCGTTGATAGCAAGCCAAGCCTTGCCTCCACGGTACACGGTGAAGGCCGTAGGTGTTGTCAAGGGTTTCACGGAGTTGAACGAGGACCCGATTCGGAAGTAGGGGCTTAGGCTCCAGTCCTGAAACTCCAACTGCTCCAAGTTCCCTGCAAATGCCATGACCCCGCTGACGGTGGTTACCGTTCCCGTCTGCACGACTGGAGTGTTTCCGTATTCCTCCATGAAGTCAAGCCTGTACCCCGAATAGTACCCGGCATGATCCACGAAGCCCGTTTGAGTCAGCGATGGCTTAGTCGGTGCAATCAGCGTTTCTACCACCTTGGCAACGTCGAAGAAGCCGAAGTTGGTGCTGGGCAGTTTGTCGCACTTGAGCCGGGCAAGGGTCGTTCCTGCTGGGTTCTTGACATCGCAGACGTACCTGTAATTGGGTTGTGCAATCAGCGAACCGCTGACTTTGAAGAGCATCTTGTTATAAACGGGGGTTGCTACGAGAGGCGACCCTGATAGGACGGTTGTTGCCATTTTATAGTTTGGTTGCTACGCTTATGGATTTGCCAAGGGTTTCAGCGATGGTATTCACCAAAACGTCTATCATTTCAGGGGATAGGGCGTTAGACATAAAGTTCGTGGCCCGTGTTCCTCGCTGAAATACCCAATAGGCTACCGACCTGCCATCGACCAATCCCTGCTCCTGCTTCGTCCGCATCCGCTTGAGTTCACGGGAATAGGTTGGCACAACTGCTTTTTCCTTGTTGGCTATCCAATCGGCCATTGCTTGGGCAGGTGGGTACTTGTCCCGATATTGGAATGGCGACCTTGGAGCCTTTGCGCTTGACGTTTTGCCTCGCACCCCTTGGTCCACATACTTCCAGTAGGGGTTGGCCATGATAGCCACGACGATTTGCTTTGCGGATAGTTCGATGTCTTCGGGGGCGATGGATGCCGATAGCGTTCCCCCTGCGTTTGCGTTGGCTGCTTCGAGGTTTTTCTTCGCAAGTTCAATGACCCGTTCAATCCATTTGACCAGCACGTCATGGGTTGGCGACTTGCCTCCACCTTTGGGGCCGACGACTGAACCAATCCCCTCCAAAGCGGTTTGGTCGATGCCTTTCATCGAACCGCTGCCGAACTTCCCTACGGGCTTACCATTCGCAAGTATGGTTGTTTCCATGTGGGTAAATGTAACCCGTGCTGGATAGTGTCTATCTGCGTCTTGCTCTTTCCGCTTCCATCCTCTCCGCCTCCAAAATATCGTGAATCAGGAGGGCATAGTTCAAGAACTCCACCGCCTTCATAGCGAAGATGGCATCGAATTTCAGCACGTCCTTGTTAGCCATCCTCCACACGACCATGAGCCAACCGTACCCAGCAAGCGGGCTTACGTCAGCCCCTCGGCCTTCGTCATCAGGTGCTTGGAATAGTCGCTCAAAACTTTCAAGTAGGGTTCGGAACTTAGCAAAAAAAAACTGACAACGCCCCAAACGTCCCCGACCTTGGCGTGTTTCTTCATCAGTTCGGCCCGTTCTGCATGGGCAGCCCCGTCGTACTTTTTCGGGAAGAATCCGAATAGACCGCCCTCCCTGCACAATGTAGCCATGATTCGGTGGAGGTTCTGCAGGAGTTGTTTCTCGTCCGTCGTGTTTGCGTCCATCAGTTCAATCAACTGCCCAGCCGTCAACTCATCCGTGAACACCGTTGGAATCCACCACTTGCCCCCGGCTTTGAATTTTCGCTTGTAACCCAAGGCAGGCAATGCGTTCCACTCGCTGATAATGGCCTTGTAACGCTTTAGGACGCTCTTGGCGGGCATTTCTCGGACGATTGATATATCGACCCCCTCAACGATTGCGACGACCCCTGCACGCTTGTCGTAGTCCCCGAGAACGCTGCTGAACTCAATGGCTCCGATGCGTTGGAACTGGTCGATGGTCAGGTCTTGGAGTTTCATAGGTCAGTAGTTTGTATAGTAGCCATACACCGCATCCCCAACGAGCAATTTCAGTTCGGGGTATCTCAACGCCATCACTTCGGGGTTCAGGTCGGGTTGCCAATGCGTTTCGTACACATTCCCTTCCCATTCGCCCTGCCTGTACATATAAGGCACGGCAATCATGACCCTCTTGCCATTCATTCGGGTAAGCAGGTCCGCCGCCTCGTTAAAGGTTAAATGCTCAAAGACATCGCCCATAATCAGGTAGGTGTAGGCCGAAAAATCGAACTCACGAATATCCCCAATATGCAGGGTTTGGTAAAGGTCCTGCAAACCGAATCGGCTGACATACGGCTCGTGAATCTCGATGCCATCCATTTTGATGTCGGGAAGCAGTAGGGCGTAAGTTCCGCAACCGCAACCAACGTCAAGCACCCGGTCGGATTCGGTTAGAACCGAGCGGATATGGTTGCCAACAAAGTCCTTGTGGAACGGGTGTGAGTATGGCATATTATCCTATTTGAAGTCCATCGGCTATCTTCTTGGCCGTGCTGGAGTGGTTTGCTTTGTCAAGATATTGCCGGAACTCCCAATCCGAGTTCATCTCAACGGGTGTGATGTAGTAAGGCAGATGCCTGACCTCGTAGGGAGGTAAAGTCCTCGCACCGCTAATGCAGACCTGATAGGTGTCGGCATGATAGAAGGCGAAGGTCGTATCAACCGGGGCCAAGCGTAGGTCGCCATAGGTCGGTTGCTTGTGGTAGCGATGTTCAGCAGGTTGGAAGAATAGGGCGTTTTCGGGAATGTCGTCAACACAAATGCCAAGGCCAATCTTGTCCTTGACATTGAACTGCACTCCGTTAAAGTCCTTGGCTTCTTCGTCCCGGTAGATGTAAGGGTAGGAAGGCGAATCGTACCAAAGTTCACGCATTCGCACGATGGTGTCGTCAGGGCAGGCCGAAAGGTCAAGGTCGGGGTCGGTTACGATGTAATCGGGGTAGTTAAAGTCATTCCTAAGCCTTTTATCAACTCCAAGCCTCCATGCCACAAGATGTCCCAAGTTCTGCCCGGTACGAACTACCGAAACGTCCTCGTTACCTTTGAGCGATTCGTACCACTCCAAGGTAGGGCCGTAAGTTGAACCGTTGTCAAGAATTATGATAGGTCCGCATTCCTTCATCCGTTGCAGTTCCTTGACCATCGCTTTCGGCCAAGTGTAGAGATTAAAGTTGGTAATGAGGATAGGGACCTTCATGCTAAAACGTGATTACAAACTTTTCGGGACCCGGCCATCCGGGGTTGGTGTCGTGGACCTTCGTATCGGGCTTCTTGCCAATCCAATGCTCGGCCTGCCAGCGGTGGTCCCGTACTGGTTCGCCCAGTTCCTTGATGTGGCTTGACTTGGCCCACCAATAGGTTCCACCAAAGTAGGGGTAGCCATCGGGGTTGTTGTGGTCAGCCATGTGAGGGAACTGCTCCTTGGTAATCCAATGGCAGCCGACTGCATCCACGCCTTCCAGCAGTTGCAAGCATCGTTCCCAAGCAACCACGTTGAAGAAGGTCATGCTGCGATTCCAAAGTTGGTTGATGAGGGACGGGTCGCTTGCCCCCTTCGTGTGGGCGTACAGGTACACGGCCTCCTCTTCCTGCGAGGCCCGGTACATTTCGGTCAGCGTCGCCTGCTCCCAAGCGTTGGTTCGGGTTACTACGACCTTGACCTTCTCGGCCACCATTGACCCTTCCAGCACCTCCTTGACCGCTTTGCGTTGTTCGGGTGGACCGACGATGCCGACCCTGATTTCATCCAAGACATTGATGAGGCCGTAGTTGCAGACCGCCATCATGTGTTGGTTCAGGATTAACTGCCAATTCCCTCCGCAATAGATGTGGTAGTAGTGAACGACTTTCATAAGGTCCAAAGGAGGGTTAGAAGGGTGATGATGAAGAAAACGGCTGCAAGCGTCTTCCCAATTTCGATTAGCAGGTCAAGGATGCGTTCGGTGTTCATTTAAGCAGTAATAAAATCTTTCATATTGTTTGGGGTTTGATGCCCCAAAGTTACACCACAACATACTTCCCAGAGTTACTGACCCTTAACTTATTGAGTGCCACATACCGCATCGCATCGCAAGCGTGGTTGAACGAGTCAATCGGGACCCCTGTGTTCTTGCCCTCTTTGTCGGTGGCCCAAGTGTAGGACCGCAGTTCTTTGATGAGGTTGGTGCTATCCTTGGTAACCTGCAACTTAAATCGTTTCAGGATGTCGATGCCGTTCCGAACCGAATCGGGGCCTTTCTCCGCTGGCTTGATGTTGAAACCTAACCGATAGATTTCCTCAATGCTCTTGGGTTCGG